GAGAAGCGCCTTTACCACGACAAGGTAATAGCCAAAAAGGCGTTGTGTTTTACAAAAAACTAGTAAATACGAGATTTACTAGCTTTGATAATTTTTTCTTTTTTCCTCCGAGGGAGCCCCGAAGGATTTCTTCAAACTGGATAAATTTTAAAAGTTAAATTTTGAACTATAAACATTCTTTGAGATTTTAAGCTTAGTAACTTTCCCTCTCCTTTTTACATTCTTATGAATGAACCATTTAACTTTCGGCAGTTCGTGTTTTGATTTGAGATATATAGGAGAAAAGTTCTTGAAAAACCTTTCTTCTTTATGCTTATGAAAATTTTCCCCATGCATCACTTTGTTATAAACTGACAAATGAAAGTCATAAATTTCTTTAAGACTTTTCTTTCTACCAGTAACTTTCTCGAAAATATCTAATAAGAAATAATAAAATGGAACATGGAAGCTTCTTGGAGCTCCAAGTGAAGGAATTAAATCTTCCAAAAATTTAAGAATTTTCGGATAATCTCCATAACTTTTATTCCAAGGCATAAACGTTCTTTCTAAAAGAGAGGTAGGAAACACAACTGGTTCATTTCGATCAATTGTATATTTAAAGAAACAAGGACGTTCTAAAATGTTTTCAGAACTCAAATCTTTTTCAAGCAAGAATTTAAATTTTTGTCCGATTTCCTCAGATTTTCCTTCCATTGTTTTAATCAGCCCACCAACGTCAATACCTTTTCCTGTTGAAATTAAAAAGTCATCCCCACCAACTATGTATTTAACCTTTTTCTGATTCACACTTCCTGTACAATAAATTAGATTTGTTAAGTTGATTATTGAACCTAAAAGACTTGTACTGCAAACTCCTGACGGAAGGCCATGTATCAACCTATATAAATGCCCCCCAGGGGAAATATAGTCTTTAATACCAATAGTATCAAATAGCGCAATAAAATGAGCATCTATTTTCTTATTTTCTATAGGGTAAAACAAACGGAGGATACTAAGGCCAATAATAATATTTGTTAAATAAAGTCTTGAATCGAATCTTTTCCAATCACCTTCTATGGTAGTCCCCATATCTTTTAAGTCATTAAGCAATCTTGAGTATGATACAAGAGAGTTTCCAATGTATAAAGGCCCTCGGTTTTTGTACCTAAGGTGGTTGGCTATTTGTTCAATCCAAATTGAACTATTAATTTCCGTATGAAATTCCGGCATGTGAACAGCTCTACTAGTTAAATCTTCAAAATCTTCATAAGAATAATCTCTTTTATTACGAGCGCCGACGACAAACGTATTTGGAAAGATATTATTCCGTTTTAACTTTTCCCCTCTTTCAGCCGTTTCATCTATACGCTTCCAACGTTCATTTGCAATATTGTAAGCATCTATAGAAGCTGATTCTTTATCCTTATGTCCAAAATATTCACTCAAGTGGAATCCGGGATATGTTTTTGAATTAAAAGAAGTCATTTTAATATCATCGTTTTCACATTCCGCAAGTTCTTCAATTTGCAATTTCCTAATTGCAATTTTAATTGCAGGACCATACTCTTTAATTGCTTTCATACTAGGTAATCCAGAATTGAAAACATCTTCTTCTGGAATCATCGTTCGTTGAAGAGTTGGTTTATTACTTTTAAAACATCCTCCCATTACTACATTCTTATCAACAAAAATTTCATTTTTGTCAAAGAGATCACGATTTAAGGAATAAAATTCATTCATTGGATCATAAGATCTATATATTTTCTGAGGTCTATCACCATTTCTTATAATGTGCCTCCCAAGATAGAATGAATTCTTTTCATCACATTTTAAATCGCCATGTTTTAAAACTTCACCTGTGTTTTCAAGAAATACAGAATCATTTTTAGAAATGTAGCGAAGATTGACATTTTTGTTAACGATATTAAATCTATTACTTCCTTTAAAATTTTTCCCCCCCACTTTCTCCCCATCTTTAATTATGTTATTTACAATATTATGAATTTTTCCAGGTTTTCCATGTTTGTAAACAAGATAGGGAGCATCAACATTTTCATAGAAATAAGAGATAAGCTCAGAAGAAAAGGATAGAAACTTCTTATATAATTTAAAGTTGCTAAGCTTTACAGCTTTGAAGGCAATTTAAAATTTTCAGGATCATTAATATAGTTCTCAACAGTTAGCTTCCTGATGGAAGTTTTCTCAAATCGATAAGCTCGACGTGTAAATTTTGAAATAAGAGATCGACGCTCCATATTTCCATCTTTAAAATTGTCATCTTGAAGTAATTCATCCACAGATTTCTGGATCCAAAGTTGAATTTTCTTTTTCTTAATTGGAGAAATGTACTCTGAACTTAAATTTAAAGCTCTATATAAATCTCCAACAGGAGAGTTGACTATTAAACTTGTAAGCACATTGTCTCGCTCATTGATAGTCTCAAGTCGTTTAATTTTAGAAAGCTTTTTAACTTTTTCTGGCGAAAGCTCGCCTTGAGAATATTTAAAATTAATAGCCCGAATTTTACTTTCGAGGTCTCGCAATTCTGCTTCCTTTGAAGTTCCAATTCCATCTTTCAAGAACTTCTCGGCGTCTTTTTTTGAAGAAGAAATTTTAAATTTCGATGCAGAGACTAACACATTAATTATCACACTTTGATAAGATTGCCAAGACTCAAGTAATGTTCTGAATGTATTTCCTTCAGTACTACGTCCCGCCATTTCATCAAAGTTATAATCATTTGCTACTTGTTTGAATTCATACAAAAATTCGTCTCCACTTAATATGTGCGCAACTTGCGCACATATATACATTGATTCACTTTCTTCAGATTTTCTTACGTTCCCAGATTGATCAATGTCAAAGGTAATTGGAGGAAGTTTACTTGAAATCCATTCCCCTTTTTCTGATATTGAACTATACATTTCAGGACAGTAATATTTTTCTCCTTCCTCTTCGAAATACAAACCTCCGTTATCGAAGTGTATCAAAGAAGGCTTTTCAAAAAAATGCATCAAAATTTCTTGATTGGGAGTTTGTGTGAATTCCGAAATCGAAAATTTTTCTATTAATCCAGATTCACGCAACCCAGTAATGATTTTGTCATCAAAATCTTTGAAGTTAAAAGTCATTAACATGTCCCCCATGGAAGTTTAGATTTCTTACAACACCACACAAAGACTTTGCATCCAACTGAAATTGGCGTAGTTACTAAAGCTGTAACATTTGGCCCCGGAACAAAAGAAGCAATTATTTGTAATGTGTCAGCTGCTGTTCCCACACAAGAAACAACAAAGCAGACTCCATCTTGACAAGCTAAAGCTTCAAGAGCATCTGAGGACCCTTTCGCTGCTCCGGCAGCTCCAGTAGTTGCACCAACAATTTTTGTTGTATATTCAAAAACCTCGTTTGCAGCATTGCCAACTACTGTTGGCGATTGTAGAGCATCATTTATCCCTTTCGTGTAATTATATATTTTACGAATAGGCCACGTAACTTGTTTAATCAATTTAGACATACTAAATACTTTTAAAGTTTTTATTTATTTACTCCGTAGGAGTACATAGCCTCAGAAGATTAGAAAAGAAAACAAAGTGTTAACAAACTAAACTAATGAAGGCTGACTATTTTTAGTGAGAAGCGCCTTTACCACGACAAGGTAATAGCCAA